TACTCTTGCATTTGTAAAATATAAATTAGTTGTTCCTTCAGATAAATCGTCAGTATCTTTTGTGGCTAATCTTGTGTCAAAGTCTGTATTGGCTCTAGCACTTGTGTAGTAAAGGTTTGTAGAACCTTCAGATAAATCGTCAGTATCGTGATTTGCTATAGAAGAAACAGTTCCTGTAACATTTCCTGTTAAGTTGGCATTTACACTATTAAAAGTAACATCTGCAGTTGTTCCAACATCTTGCCCAATTGATATTTCTCCTGCACTTAATCCAACTCCTGTTCCTGCAGAAAAGTGAGCTCTAACTTCAGAAGCACTTGGACCTGTGTAAGTAATAACTCCTGTAGCATTGTCATAGCTTAGACTTCCATCTCCACCTGAATCTGTAACACTTAAATCAGTAAGGGTAATGAAAGCAGAGTTTGTATTGGAATAATTTGCAAGATCATTATCTACAACAAAATCTAAAGTTCCATCAGTATCGTCATAAGTAACAGTGATTAATGTTTCAGTATTACTTTCGACCATACCCCCAACAATGTCTTGGACTTCTTCAGTTGTATCAACAGTATTAGATATGTAGTCAATAATTGCTGCTGTTGTTGGGATAGAAGTATCATTATCAGAACCTGACATTCCTTCTGATTCTGTAATGATTGATGATAAAGTTACGCTATCTAAAGAAAGACTTGTTAATGTTATTCCATTAAATTGTGGACTATCTGAAGTAGATAAGCCTAATGAAGCTCTTGCTGTATTGCCTGATTCTATAACAAAGTTAGAACCATCTCCGACAATAAATCCACCATCTCCTGGTGTTAATCCTGCAATGTCATCAAGTTGTTGATCCCAAGATTGAATATCTGTGCCAATAGCAAGACCTAATGCAGTTCTAGCACCTGCTGCAGAAATAGCACCTGTACCACCATCTGATATTGCTATAAAATCTGAGGCTTGAAACTCGGCAAAACCGACTAAATCGGAACCATCATAATCTGCTCTAATTGGATTTTTTGCTGCCATCTATTCCTCTAAGCTGCCATTGTTACATCTTTGGTAAGTAGCGTGCCATCTGATTGTGTGAAAGTGAAAGTTAAACTATCCCCTGCACTATTCGCAGGCATAACCATAAAACTATAAGTGCTACTATCTGATTCTAGCATACGAATAGCCCTCGTTGCCATACCTACAGAGGTGCCACCACCATTAACACCACCTGAATATGTCTTATTTATAAAGAAATTTCTAAGTGGCATTTCATCTGTTGTCCCATCATCATAAGTAAAACTAAAGTACCCTAATTTAGATAAAAGTCTTGTTGCATCGTTTTTAAAAGTTACACTATCAGAAGAATCATCAGTAGTAATCTTTATTCCAGATCCTTCGATAAATGTCAAAGTATCGGTAGAGCTATCAGCAGATATTGTTGGTTGATCTGCTACAGCAATATTTTTAAATACATCTTCTGTAGAACCACTAGAAGTTCCTGTATTAGTAATTGTTATAGTATCAGTAGTAGCGTCTGTGGTAATAGATATTCCTGTACCACCTGCAAAGTTTAAAGTATCTGAAGCCTGGTCAAGTGTTATATTATCTTGCCCACTAACAGCAATTGTTGAAAATACATTTGGTTGGCTAGCAGCAATAGTTAGTGTATTTGTTCCACTATCAGGAGTAAGAGTTATGTTATCTCCTGCAGTTATTGTAAAGCTATCTCCAACACTTCCTGCGTCTAAATCAGTAGCACCAATAGAAATAGTTCCAAAAGCATTGTTGCTATCAATACTCGCCCATTCGATAGTCCCATTTCCTGCGTTTCTGATAAATTGTCCTGCAGTTCCTTGAGAACCACCGATAGACATTTTAGCAAAATCTAAAAGACCACCTTCTGTAATCTTTACCCATTTTGTACCATTTGTACCAAAGTGAAGTTCTTTTTGCCCTGTAGTACCAATAGCAAGAGTTTTATCAGAGATAATAGATTTACCATCAATATAGAGATTGGATTCAGGAACGCTAGAACCATCTCCTGATTGGATCTGTAAAACACCATTTTCAACTTGGAAACCATTGAAAGAAGAAGCAGCACCATTTTGGTCGTCTGTTGCGTCCCCTGTTTCCATTTGGTCATTGGGATTATAAAATCTTAAGTTTGTAGCAGTTTGTTCAATACGAAGTTCGCCATTGATTTCTGCAATTATTTTGGCTAAGGAATCAGTAGAACTATCTACTACCTCTAATTTGGAATCGCCTTCGTTAATTATGTCAGCCATTAGCTACCGAATAGCTCTGTATACTTAGCTTCAAGCCTATCTACTCTAGCTTGTAGCTTTGTTTCTGCATCCTCCCACTCAGTACGCATATCTGCACCATAATCTGCTTCAGTTATTTCGTCCATTTGATGGTAAAACAGATCACTTCGTGCTTCTTTAATTTGTTTAAGTAATAATTGTTCTTGTTCTGAATTAGTTAGTTCTGGCATTACCCACCTTCCAATACTTCTATTCTAGCTAGTAAATCAGCGTTCTGTTGAGATAGCTCTTGTACTGCTTTTACTAATGGTGCTAATAACTCTGTTCCTCTAAGTGCATATTCATCAGAAGTCTCGTTGTAGTCTACTAAAGCAATATCCAAATCTGTTTCAGGTGGGGTATTCAAAACTTCCTGTGCAATAAATCCCCAAGACTTTTGACCTACAGGTACACCTGTTGTATCTATTTCTCCTACAATACAATCAACATCATTTTCTACACAATCAGGACATTCAGTTTCTAAAGTTTCTCCATCTGATTTTGTTTGAAATACATAATTAGAAGTCAAGCAACCACTTCTTGTTCTCCTGTTCCATTCATACTGAACAGGTCTTAATGTATTTAAATAATCTATACCATAAGGAATATCTTCTATGGTGTTTTTTAATCTTTCATCAGAAGTGTAATTAGGTGCATTAATAAGATATATACTTCTATACCTACCACTACCAAAGTTGTTTCCTATATCTTCATCTGCGTTGCTATCAGGATATATGTCTCTTGTGTAGAGAGTAGTTCCTGCATAGTTTGTTGTATAAATATTTAGAGTTTGACCTGATTGACCTAAATAATCAAGAAATCTACCACCTGAACTTGTAGAGAATGTAACACTTCCTCTTAATCCACCAGGATAAATAGCCTGTACTGCTGTAGAAGAACTTACATGAGTACCATGTGCAGCTGCTGCATAATCCCCATCGTGGTCATGGTTTCCAGCAGCAACTCTAGTTCCTGTTGTTCCAAAGTTTAATGTTATGTTTCTACCACTAATAGTTAAAGCATCTGTTGAACCACTAACAGTGTCTACATATTCTCCATCGTGGTTATGGCTTCCATGAGAGTGATTTCCTTCAGCAACTTGTCCAGAGTTAGTACCAATATTTGCACTATAGGTTATTACTTGATTAGTAGCATTGAACCCTACACTCAAACCACTTCCTGCATTCCAAGTAACTCTTTCTCCACTTGTTACTGCTGCTCTGTAAGTATCGCTAGTAAATATCTCCCAATCTGTATAGCCAGAAGATACAGTTCCAAAACCTATTCTTCCATTAGCATCAATACCTAATGCTTTATTTAAGGTAGTAGTTCCAGTTCCACCATCTAATAATAAGAAAGGTCTTCCTGTTTGACCTTGTGTTGTAAGGTCTATAACATCAGAGGCAAGCATAAGATTTGAATTTGAATTTACTGTTCCAGCATTACTTGTTCCAGAAGTGTTAATTAGCATACCTGCATTGTTGCTAGCAATATAACCTAACCCTGTAGAGTTATTCAGACCAACATCAAACTTTCCTGCACCTGAGCTATTGTAAAAGTTTATATATGGTTCAGAAGAAGCAGAACTAATTTCAACTCTCGCACCAGAAGTTGCTGTTCTGATTTTTCCACCTGTACCTGTAGTAATAGGTGCAGTAGCACTTGTAGCTTGATAAATAGTACCACTGAGGTTTCCTCTAACTGTTATCTCATCAAACTCAGCTTCTCCATCATTGTATATAATAAATCCTTTTGATCCTGCTACATAGCCATCGCCATCAGGTCCACCACTAATACTGTCTGTATTAATAGTTATTCCACCTATTGTTCCATTGTCTATATCTTCTCCATCAACATAAGGTGTAAAGTTTATTTCAGAAGTCGTGATAGTGTTTGAAGCTATTTCAGTAGCTGTGATAGTGTTTGAAGCAATCTCAGTTGCAGTTATTGTATTGGCGACAATTTTATCTGAAGTGATAGTATCGTCAGTAATTTTTGTACCACTAATTGTTGTACCACCACTATTGACATCTCCTGCTGCGTCTCCCACTTGTAAATATTCTCCAAGAGTAATATTTTGGAACTCAGCACTACCATCAGAGTTAATAATCCAACCTGCTGAACCTGCTGAATAGTTATAAGACTTAATAAATCCTGCAGTATTTGAAACACCACCAACAGTTATTTCTCCACCTGTGATAGTTCCTGAAGTAATCTTATCTGCTGATAGATCATTTATTTTTGCAGAAGTTATTGTTGCGTCAGCTATCTTTGCATTTGTAATCTGTGCAGTACCAATTTTTGCAGTTGTTATGGTAGCATCTCCTATGTGTGCTTCCTGAATCAAATCTGCAGTTGCTGCTTGTCCATCAGAAGGATCAGAAGCATTTCCTGATTTATCGACAGCAACAAACCTAAAGTAATAGTCTTCGCTATCTTCTAATTCCATAGTTCCAATAACAGGGATAGATTGAAGTAAGTTACCTGCTGTAACTCTTATCTCTCCTATTTTGTTATCTTCGTCAATAGTAAAATTTGCAGTATTACCATCTTGTGTAACTGCGTGAACAGCTAGGTAATCTAAGTCTCCTTCAAGAGTAAAGTTTCCATAAGGATTACCACCACTATCTGTTCCTGCTTTTCCTAGATAATGAGTAACCTGGACACGAAGTGGACCTGCTGCAATTGATTGTGCTTGTTTAGGTTGAGAAGGAGCTTGTCCATCTTTTTCTATTTCAACTCTAGCATTTGTAGCAAAGCTAGGGTTGATACTAGAACTATCAGTATATAAATCTTCTCCTGTGCCATCGTATGCAGACATTTTTTTAAATCCTGATTTATCTACAACAGCTACACCTATTTGATAAACATATCCAATCGTTAAATCTTGTAGTAATAAACTTTCGGTGGTTACACCTGTAAATGGAAAGTTTTGATAAGAATATTGTGAGTCGCCAACTTTTTTATATCTAACTCGGTAATGGCTACCATCTGTAATTTGCGAACCATCAACATTAGTTGGTTTATCTACTGTTACTCTAATAAATCCTTTTGAGTTTCCTGTTGTATCTAAATAAGAACCTGATTGTAGTGTTGGTGTATCAGGTAAATCTGGAATAGAGAAAACACCTGCAGTTGTTTTGTTCAATGAGTATTCGTCAAATCTCATATCGTCTCCGATAAATCTTATGACATCTCCTAGTTCTACCTGAGCAGAACCTGATTCAAACTGAACATACTGTGTTAGGTCTGTATAGTTTCCATCTTTATCTCTAAAGTAAACACCCATTCCATTTGTAATTGGGAATGTAAGTCCAACAACACGAACTTTTACAGGGGTAATAACTTGACCTCTAAATGTTACTTCGTATAAGTTTCTGCTATCTGCAGCTGCTTCTGTTGAAGTATCTACGAATCCAATATCAGGATCAAAAGCAAATATGTAATCTCCTGCTTTCATATCGCCTGATACTTCATATTGTTCAAGGTCTAAGTTAAGAACTTTTTTCACACGAGCTAATTCATTTAACATTAACTGTGCTCTTGAATTTAATTGATTTATTGCAATTTCAGGTTGTTGAACTAATCCAACACGAGTTAAGTTATTACCATGCAAATCTCTATATGGGTTTGACGCTAAGTTAGCCTCTCCTGCGACATCTGTAGCACTGTCAAAATAACCAACCTCGCCAATAAAGTCTACTCTAGAAACCCAATCAGTTGCATCAAACTCTGTTCTCAATCCTTGTGGTACAACACCATCAAAGTTAGGATCTTCTCCATATCCTGTTTTAACAACTATTGTGCTTGGGTTTACATTGACACCATTAAATAAATTCGCAGGAGGTCCTGCGTCTATAGTTGCATTTGCATTAATTCTGTATTCAACATTTAAAAATTCTGATACCTCTTTAAGTGCAGCTAGTGCAGTTTGTACGAAGTGTTGACCAATGTAAGTCCCACTAGGTTCGTATATTGTTCCTTGAGTTATTGCTTGCGTATTACCACTTTCATTACGCATAATTCCAAATGGTTTTCCTGAGCTTACTGTCGAGTTAAATAATGTTTCAGATAAAGTTGTATTTGTAAAGACACGAACTTTACCTATGTTTTTAGATTCGGCAATGACCATACCTTTAGAGTTTCCATCTCCTAGATAAAGCTGAAGTCCTTGTCCATTGATAGAAACAATACCTTCTTCAAGAGAACGATTTAGAACAATACCTGTGTACCTTGAAGTATCTAAAATATCAGTATCTGATAAAGTGTTTACATCTACTTCTTGTGGGGTAATAACAATATGTCCCCATTCCTTGATAGATTCAATAATTTCTGTTGGTGTAAATTCTTGTGAGAAAGTAACAGAGAAGTTACCTACACCCATTAATCTTTCAGTAACTGCCACTATGCCCTCACTAATCTAATATTCTCGTATAATCCTTCTAAGTATTGATCTCTTATAGCGTCTGCTGAATCATAAAGTTCTGGATCTGCTGAGTTATAAACATAACCAACGAAAGTCTTAAACTGCTCAGTTCCAAGATATATTAATCCATTTGTAGCATCTGCTGTGTAACCTTGAGGACTGCCAATAAGGAACTTTTGTCCATCACTATCAGCAGTATCTTCAATCATATACCCTGTGTCGTCAGTCATATCATTAAAGTCAATAACTTTTAAATTCTTTCTTGAAGTAGGAGCTCTATCTGGAGTTCCTTCATCACTAATAATTAATGTTGCGTGGTGTGCTCCTCTTTTAACAGAAACATCAACTGTTAATGTCCCATCTCCAAAACTATCTTCTGAATATGTGGTAAATCTTACTACACATTCTTGTGGTTCATTTCTAAGTATTTGAACTGTTTTCCAAACATTCCATTCTGTTTCGGCTGATCCTAACGATACTGCAATCTCTCTTGCACTTGACCAAGTACCATTGTCATAAAACTGTAAATCAAATCTACTTTCAGAAGCAGTGCTACCTGAAGTAATCTTTATTAATCCATTAGATATTTCTACCCCTGTAGGTAGATTTCTAGTTAAGTAACCTGTTTTAACTGTGCTATCTATTGTTATCTGTACTGCACCTTTGTAAAAATCTGCAGGTTCACAAATCCAATTAGCAGCATTATCTCTAAGATCAGAAGCATAAAATACAGAAACATTTCCATTCTCAGTATTTCTTAAACCTCTTGCAGGTCTTGAATCGTGTTTGTAGTTATAAGTATTAACAGGAACTGCGTGAAAAGGTCCATAAGTAGTATCGCTTGTTGTTAAACTGTGCGAGTTAGTTAGCAAAGCTCCTGACATATTACTTTCAAACATCATTTCAGAAGGTCTACCCTTCATTTCAAAACCTATTGAATAAGAAAAATAACCTGTTGCTAATTTTACTGGGGACACATCCATGGAAGTAATCTTTCCAAATCCTGCCATGGTTGTGTCTCCTTCGTAAGTAATAGGTAACAATAAGTCTGAGTTGCCCATAGAAATCAACTCGTCTCTTAATTTTTTAGAACTATCTATGTAGTCTTGACCTGTGCCTGTTCCACATAATATTCCATCAAAACTAAAACTTCTATCCAAAGAGTTTCTCTGCCCTGTTTGAATAGAACTTTCAGAAATAGAATTTGGAGAGGTAAATGTTATTCTTCCTATTGTTATTGTATTAGCCACTTCTTAACCTGCACTTTACACATATTTCATTACTTGGCATTTTGTAATAATAATCGCCACATCCATCACAAGGTTCTAAATCTTTTCCTGATTTATTATCTAACAATTCCACTCCTACCATCAGACTTAAGCTTGTTAAGTTCTTTTTGAATTAACTGAGCAGTTCTTCTTGCAGCAATTGGATCAGAAGGAAGCCCTGTTACATTAAGTGTAACATGATTTATAGTGTCGCCTCCTCCTCTATTTCCCATAGGTGTAATCATTCCACCACCACCAGGAAATGCTTTCATCATTTCAGGTCCATATTCTCCAACAACATAATTTTGTCCAGGCTTAAAGTTACCTCCCATGTGCCTATATACAGGTTTCATATTTCCAAAACTTGATCCACTAGATTTGAAAGCATCATACAATTCTTCCATTTGGGGACCTGTAGCAGAGTTTGTTTGGGTATATCCAAGCAACATTTGTAAAATCGGTAAGTTTTGTAATAACTTAGAAAGATAACTTTGTCCCATAGGTCCTGATTCAACCCTTGCATGGTTCATTAGTGTCATCATTCCATCAATTTGAGCCATATTAAGACCAAGCAATTCAGCAGTCATTCTTAACTCAGTTTCTTTAAGAGTATTAAAATCTGCTTGTGCTTGTATCATATCTAACTGTGCATTGACACCATCTCTTTGTAGTTTGTGTATGTCATAGTGTTTTGCGTAAATTTCATCAGGAATTTCAGCAAGTCTTTCTTGGATTTCTAATCTTCTAGTATCTATTGCAGCAAGTCGTTCCTGTCTACGCTCTTCTACAGTAGCAATAATTTCTTGTGCTTTCTTTCTTTTATCATCAGCATCTTTTTGTGTAAGTGCTTTTTCATCAATAGCATCAATCTGATCTTGTATATATTGTCGTTCTTTTTCAGGGAACTCCAAGGAACCTTGAGCAATAGCTGCATTAACTCTAGCAAGTTCTTTTTTAAGTTTTTCTTTCTTTAAAAAGTCATCAGCACTTATAGCATTGCCTTCTCTAATTTTTTTCTCTATTTCAAGAGCTTCGTTTTCTAATTCTTGTATTTCAAGTTTTTCTTCAGCAGTAGCAAGTTCTTTATTAGCTAAATCTATTTTTTCCTGAGCTAAATCTAATTCTTCCTGAGTTAAATCTGATTGTTCTTTGTGTAAATCTGCGTGTTCTTTATGAGCTTTCATCAATTCACGCTCATTCATACCTGCTTTAAATTGTGCTTCAGTAGGAGCAAATAAATTATCTATTTGAGTTCTGAAATCATTAACTATTCTAAGAAGAGAATCTAGGTTAGTTTCAACAGCTTCAAATTCTTCTCCTAGGTCTTCTGCATCGTCTACTACATCTCCAAGAATATCTTTAAATTTTTGTATACCATTAGGTCCACTAGCTAGTTCTCTTGCAAGTTTTAATCTACCTGCTTCTGTTCTCATAAGGCTTGCAGATCTACGATCTATTTTTGCGACACCTTCAAAATGTTTATTTAAAGCTTTTGAGATATCTTTATCTCTTAAGGTGTATTCTGCTTCAACTGATTGAAAGATTCCAAATTGTACTCTTAAAATTTCTTCTAATTCTTCTTTTAATTCTTTTTGTTCTCCAACTACTGCACCCACTACTGATCTATATTGTGTTAAAGTATCTACCAATGGTCCTAATTCGTTATCCCCACCTAAACCAGCACCTTCAATTTCTTTAATAATATTATCTATTTGGATTCTTTTACCCACTGCTGATCTCTCTCCAGTAAAGAACCCTTCATCAATATCTAAAAGATTTTCAAATTCTTTACTAAATTGTTCAGACATCATTGGCGCAGCTTTTGTTATAGCATCAAAAGTTTCTCTTCCCATTAACCCCTCTTCTACACCTTTTAAAAGAGCTTTTCTTGTTGCATCTGGTAAATTCATTAAAAAAGATTCCCATTGATTTTCTGTTATAGGTTCTGCTTGGAAACCTTTTTCTAAATTAACTTTTAATTCTGACATGATATTGCCTGCTTCTGCTGTTACTTCATTTGCATGCTTTACATCATCTCTATATTTTTTATACGCTAAAGCCATAGCACCTACAGCTACTGTTACTATTCCGCCTATACTGGCAATACCTAAAAATAGATTTTTTAATTTTCCACCAAGCTTCAATAACATAGAGGTTTCTTTTGCAACATTTCGTAAATGTACTGTTGAAAGAATACCTAACGCAGCCATTGTTGCATAAAGAACTATAGGAAAATCTTCAAAAAATTGTGCTAAACCAAATAGAACATCAGCTACTACAACTAAAATTTTGACTAAAGCATGAAGTAAAGGCATAAGTGTTTGCCCCAAAGTTATAGCAGCAGCACCCATAGTTGATTTAAACTGTTGCATTTGCATAGCTACAGTATCAAATTTTTGTGCAGCTTCTTCGTTCAAAGCATTTTGTGTAATGGCTTCTTTATTGGCTCTTTGTCTAGCTTCTGCTAATCCTTCTTCGTTGTTAGCTAGTGAGAGCAAAGCTCTTTGAACACGAATAGTACCTAAACCTAACTCTTCTAAGGTAGCAGTAGTAGATCTACCATCTGCAGTCATTCTATTTAATCCACCTAAGAATATTTGTGCAGCAGATCCTATATCTGTTTCTATTAACCTTCTAAATTGATGAACATCTTGTCCTGCAACTTGAGCAAATACTGCCATTTCTTTACCACCAATTTTGGCAGCGTCAGACAAGTTTAAAAATAATTTACCTAAAGCAGTAGCACCTGCCTGGGATTGCTGACCTGTTTCTCTCATAGCTGCTGAGAATGCAAGTATTTCTTCTGTTGCTAATCCTGTAATTTCGCCTGTAGCACCAAAGTTTTGTGCAAGAAGTAATATTTCTCCTTCAGTAGCAGCAGTATTGTTTCCAAGCTCAACAAGAACAGAGGCATATTTACCAATTGTATCCATTTGTTCATTGGTTACATTTAAGAACCTAGCCATACCTGTAGCAGCTTGTTCGGAACTCATATTTGTAGCACCACCTAATTTAGCTACTACTTCAGTAAATTGAGTAATGTCATCAGCGCCAATTCCAAGCTGTCCACCAACAGTTGCTATTTGTGCTAACTCTCCTGCAAAGATCGGAATCTGTGTTGATAGTTTAACTAAGTCATCTTGAATTGATTTAAAAACAACTGGATCTTGAACATCAGACATTGTTTTTTTAACATTTGCAAATTCATTTTCAAATCTAACTGCTGCAACAGCAGAACCTGCTAATGCTAATGATAAACCAGCAAAAGAAGCCAAAGCTGCTGTGCCTGCAGCACTAGACATTGATTTTCCTATTTTGGCTATATCTTGTGAAGCTTTACCAGCAAAAGCAGAAACTTCTCCTGCCGCTTTTTTAAGCATTGTAGTTACGCCAACTACAATATCAAATCTAGCCATATTTTACTCTTTCTCTAATCCAAGTTCGCCCATAGCAACATCTAAAGAAACTTTTGTCTTTTGTTTATTTTTTGTGAAATCAGATTCTTTGCTACTTTTTTCTTTCATTTCCTCATACATTTCTGCGTGATATGGAGCATAAAAGGATGATTCTTGAGACACTAATGAGAACAAAAGCACTTTAAACTTTCGCCAAGAGATAATCATCGGATCAAGTTTATAGAAACGATGGAAATCTGCCTCTACTGCTGAAAATCTATTTAAGACATCATCAATAGAGATACTTATTTTGGGGAGTCTTCGTCTCCCTCAACTGCTTCTTCAGCAGGAGCATTTGGATCAGCAATAACTTGATACTGAATCAAAAGCCAATTTAATAATTCTTCCAATTGTTTCCAAGATACTTTATTATCCATCATATCCTTGAGAACTTCTTCTCCTAACAATTGCTCCAAGAATTTACCTATCATCTTAGGATCAACTAAACCTTGATCATTCAAAATTGACAATTGTCCTAAAACGACACTAGCTGGTAGCTGTCCAGGAATACTATATTTCTTTCCAGCTACCTTAAAGTCTAGCGTTTTTTCTGTAAGCTCTTCGTAAGCTTTATCGAAATCCTTAAATTCTGACATAACTCTCCTATCTTAAATGCTGTTAGACAGCATCAATTACTTTAAATATATTGCTAAATGGTGCATCAGAGTTTGGCTTCAACACTTTATATTCAATAGTGATTGTTACCTTCTGAGGTGCTTTAGCATGAACCATAGAGAAAGCTCCAATGTTAACTGCTCTAGGGACTTGAATGTCTCTAGCTTTAGCAGTTCCAGCTTCATCTGTACCTGGTGCGTTAACTCTTAACAAAAGACCATACTCTAAGAATGAGTCTGTTGTTGGAGGAACCATTGTTGAATAACCAGCTTCTGGACTTGATGGTGTGATTGTTCCACCAGCCATTGCTAACTTCAAGTTAGCAAGAGAAGCTTGAGCTAATTCTCCTGTGATTCTTACTTCTTGTGCAGTTTTGATTGTCTTAATTGGATCAATCTCTTCTGCAACCATGACATCTTCAAATGTCTTGTCATATTCTAATGAGAATCCACCTTCGGAATATCCGATATCAGTGAAATATGAGCTATTTGGTGTTTCATCAGGATCTGCAGGGAAGCTAGCAGTTGGGCTACCTCCATTTAAATCTGATTCCAACACAGTGTATAGCGTACCTGTTCCCAAAAGAACTTCTGTAATACTTTGTGCCATTACTTATACCTACCTATAACTTATGAGGAACTTGTCATTCCTCTTCTTTTACTACTTCGTAGGCTTCCTCTTCTAGCTCTTCCATCTCATCACTCACAGCAATTTTCTCACTAACAAGTGATTTAATTTCGCCCATACCATCATTTTCTGCTGTAAAAGTAGGAAGTAAAATATCTCCCTGTTTGGTCTGAGCTTCTTTCATTCTCTTCCAATCAGATTCAGTTACTTCTACCCAATCTTTTCCTATGATAAGATCAAGTTTTTCATCTCTTATAGCATCGAAAACTCTTATTAATGGATTTAATTTAATTTTTTTCATTATGCTTCTCCATAATACATTCCAATACTTACATTATAGCGTGCTAATTCTGTGTCTGTATCTTCTATTCTGTATGGACCTTCTATTGGGTTGAATCCAACCAGTCTTGATTCTACGCCATTGATAGTGTATTTTTTTCCAGCAAAATCAAAAGCACTTCTTACAAAAGCATTTGCTAAATTAAAAGCAGAAGCAAAATCAGGATTCGGCTTATTATTGTTAGATCCATATTTACCTCCATAACAACTAACTTCTATCATTGAAATCCATAAAGGAGCGCTATCTATATTTTCTGCAGAAGAACTCATTAAATTAATAACCGCAAAAGGTAGAGTTGCATTAGAAGGCAATCTAGTAGCTATTCTTGTGCTAACTTGATCAGTGATTATAGATTGTTCTAAAGCCCAAGTTCTAAATAATATTTCCGAATCAGGTAAAACAATTGCCATTAGAAAGGTACTCCCCAGTTTCTCATAGATTTTGATCTTTCATATTCATCTACTTTCTTTTGCGCAACATCCCAAACAATTTCCTTCATTGGATTAGTTTTATATTTAGGTATACCAACTGAGAATGTTTTATACTTGTTAGCATCTTTTACAATCTTCCAAAGAGCAGTTCTAACCATTGCGCCTTTACCCCAGTTTCCAGGTCCACGATCATAAGGACTTCTATTATCTTCGCTATAATCATCATAATAAGTATTATCTTCTGGTGTTGGTCCAGAAACACTTGATAAAAATCTGAATTTTAGTGGTGTTGGGAAAACGCTTTCAAAAGGTATTTTAGTTTTTCCATAACCTTCGTTAATACCAAATTCAACTATCCATGGATAAGGTACTTTAGGATCTGGCATTGGTTTTACATTTCCTATAGAAACTGTATAGTCTGGTGTATGTCTTTTTGTATTCCCACCTTTTCTACCTTTTCTTAATTTAAGTGATTTTAAAAGAGCACCTGTATCTATAGGGGTGTTTTCTTGAACTTTTAGTCTTATGTATTCTGCAACTTGCAATGAAGCATTCTCTCCCATTTCTACTAAGCCAGAAAAATCGGCAGCTAATTTTGAAGAAGCAGTTTCTCTACCATTTTGACCTTTAATAAATCTATCCATTTCTATTGTTAAGTTTGCACCCGCAACAGACCTTATAGATCTAAATACTGATCTACTAAAAACATCGTTACCACTAGGAATAATAGTATTCATTAGCCTTCCTGAAATTCTTCCTCCAACTCTTCGCACAGCTCTTTCCCCTATACCTGCAACATCAAAATCTCTAGATTTTCCTGTCAAAGTATTTCTAATAGCGTTAAAGTCTCCAACTGCTTTACCTAATCTTAAATTTGTTCTATTTAAAGAATCTAAAAAATTATTAGGCAACAAAGCTCTTGTATCGTTGCTAATGATAGAAAATGTATAAAGAAAACTTCTTAATTCATTTACATCTCCAGGTAATCCCACTTCGTTAATTTTACGATCTGAATACACTGCATACCTATTAGCTCTACGCAAAGTATCAGTAATTCTAAAACTTCTTAAAGAAGCTCCTTTTAAAGATTGTTGTACCTCGTTTTTGTAAATTTTTTTAGAAGCCATTAATATCCACTTTCAACAATTAATTGTTTATAAAATATATTTCCAAATCTATCTTTAACCTGTTCTACTCCTCTTATGTTCCAAGTTATAGAATCATAAACAACCCGATCTCTTACAGTTACATCTGTATCTGAAGGTATTGTTATTCTCAATCTTTTCTGATCAGAAGATAAAAAATCATCTTCTCTTTCTGTCCTATCTTTTGCAGATACTATTCTTGCTTGGACACTTGTTGAACTAGAGGAAAAGTCTTGAGAAATATTACCTCTATCGTCTAATGTATCGGTACTTGAATATCTTTCAATATCTATAGAATCATTTAAAAGAGCAGTGGTTAATTTAGGCATACCTCAATTATAACATTGAGAATTGTGGGATAAAAGAAAACAGTCGGCAGGGGGGAATTAGATTGGTCTAACTAAATAACCCACCGACTATTTTCAAATCAGATAGTATATATAATACTAGCCGAATATTTATTAAGATTCCAGCTTTGCTAGATCTGTTTTTACAGCCACTCGTGCTTCTACTAATGCTTTTGCTTTCCAATTACCAAGTTGTGAAAGCTGTAAATTTCTTTCTGTTTCGTTTGGATTATTCATAATTTTTTTATACATATTCCTATATTTGTCATAAGCATATTGATATTGTTTACAAGAATATTGCAATCCTGTACTTGTCTTTCTAGATTTGTAAAAGAAACTTGCAGGCAAAGGTCCAAACTCTTTCAACATACTGCAAGTTTTTTCTGTAACAATTGGTTCAGGTGTGTATCTTTTCTCATAGTAACTATGAACAGTCTTTATATTACAAGGATTACATTTTCTATTTCTTTTATCTCTTCCTATTTTTGAAACATAAAATTCGTCAATAGGTTTATTTACATTGCAAACTTTACATACTTTATAATCAGGTTGATAACTTTTTTGATACGCTTTAGTATTCGCAATTCTTACTTGCCTTTTTACTTCAGGATCAGCTTCCATCCAGCTTCTTAGTTTTTTAATTGAAAAATTAGGAATATCTTTAAATAAATTACTATTTAATGTTCCATAACCATTTTCAATAGCTACTAATGCTCTTCTAAATGTATCTTGATTAAATTCCTTAACGCTAGGTAATCCAAATTGATTTCTAAGCTGTCTAACCCTTTCTCGTGAAATCCCTAGTTCTTTACCTAAATCCATATTGGTCTTAGATGGCGTTTGATTAAATAATTCAACTAATTGATCTTTAGTTAATTTTTTCGGTGTATACTTTATTACTTTCATAATGTCCTTTTGTTTGTTACAATAATAAAATTGTAACATAAGATTGCACAATTGCAAATTTTATGTTTATAATTAAGTATCAGATAGAAGAGGAGATATATTGGTAAATGTACCTTATGTCGATACTGCAAAAGCACTTCAAGACGAAGAAATTCATTTTGGAGATTATATGATCCATGTTAGGTGGAATCCATATATGAGCAGTCATGAAGCTGATTTATTTAAAGTTAAATCAGTTGGTACTAAGCAAAGCTATGTTTTGATTGGTACAGGAGCAGGTAAGTCTAAAAACTTAGCTGTAGATGACGCTAAAAAATTAATATAAGCTAAACAAACAAAGGAGAGATGTGATAGCTGAATGTATGCTATTCTTAGCAAGTTTTTCTACACCCCTGATAGGTAATGAAACTCAATTTATTAACACTGCTATTGAATGTAGGAGAGAAGTACCTCAATCAATGCGTGATCACTCAGATTTGTTCTTAGAGCATTTTAATTTTGAAAATATTGATACTGCTGTTCGTATTAGTTGGTGTGAATCAAGAGGAAAAGCTGACGCAGTTAGAACTGCTGAAGGCAATAATGACTCTGGGGTATTTCAGTTTGTGCCTTGGACATGGAATTGGATTGCTGAAGAATACGATTTGCCAATGTGGGATGAATGGATAGTGATGCGTTATGGTAGACCTTACACAGGACCTACATCTAAAACAGATCTAGGTTTTGAATTTAAAAAAGCTCAATTAACTCCATATTACAATATTTTATTTGCATCACTGTTATCACAAGATATATATAAAAGAGTACAATGGGATGATTGGAGTTCTAGCAAATGGTGCTGGAGTAATGAAAAAAAATGGGAAAGAAAGTGGAAAAATGAAAATTAAAATAATAACAAGATATGGAGAATTTCAAGACATAAAGTTTGAAAATGCTCCTTTAGATTTAGAACTTGAAGTTGAAGTAGTGGAGGAAGAAGAATGAAAAAACATACAGTATATTTATTAGGTAAGCTTACTTACCTAGTAGATACAGAAGAAAGAGCAATAGCTCTTGCAGAAGAAGACATTAAATATATGCACCCTAAATTCAATTTAGAAGTTAGTGGTGTTAAGGGAGAGGAAGAATGATTGGATTTATAATTGTTATATTGATGGGTGGAACTGCAATCCCACAACCTTCTATGCCAGATCACTTATTTGCAGACTTAGTTCATAATATGGGATATCAAGAACATTATAATTTTTGGTGTGCAGGTGTAAGGTGTGATGAAGAAGGTCATGGTGGATTTACAGGAATACCTGAAGATTGTACAACAGAAAGTGAGGAAGATGGATCATGTGGTTTTGGATTACAGCAACCTTAGAAGTTAAGATTATGGAATTAGCTAGGTCTACAAGTAAAATCATAGATAAAATATCTAGTTGGTTTATTGTTCGCTTGGATTACTATGTGGAAGCTAAAGAGTGGGAAGTGGAAAAAAGAAATAAATCTTTTCCTGAAGAATGGTTTGAAGAATGATAGAAAAATATTTTTGCAGGTTATGTAAACAAGAACTCAAAGTATCAGATGTTCTCATAATTTGTGATAAATGTGTTTATGGAGATAAGTTATGAATTATCTTGCAGAAATGAGACTTTCAGATGAAAGCATTTCTGAAAAAAAGCCAGATTTAAGAATACTTTCATTAGGTGCTGGAGTGCAAAGTTCTACTTTGTTAATGAAAATATACAATGGAGAAATCGCTCCTGTTGACTATGCAATATTTGCTGATACTGGTAACGAACCTCAAGAAGTTTATGATTGGTTTGAATTTTTAAAAGAAAAAGTTAAAGACAAAATTAAAATAATTATTGTTAAGAACGAAAGAAACACAGGTAATATAGCTGAAGATCTTTTAACTGAAGTTGGGTTTTTTGCAAGCATTCCTGTTTACACAAAAAATAAAGAAACAGAAAAAAAAGGTATTACTTTAAGAACCTGTACTGATAGATATAAAATTAGACCAATACAAGAAAAAGTTAGAGAAATATTAGAAGTAGGAAGCCTTAGGGGAAAAGTAGTTGAAATTGTAATGGGTATATCTTCTGATGAAATCCAAAGAGCAAAGTACCCACCTAATAAATGGCAAGTAAACTGTTATCCATTAGTAGAAAATAACATATCAAGACATCAATGCCTGGAATACTTTGGTAAGTTAGGTATGCCACAACCACCAAGATCAGCTTGTATAATATGTCCTTATCACAACCAACAAGAGTGGAGGAAGTTAAAAAATGAAAGCCCAAATGAGTTTGAATACGCAGTAAATTTTGATAAAAAATTAAGAGAGAGTGGATCACGAAGCCAATTTGTTAATAAATTAGATAGTGAATTGTTTTTATATAAAGAAAGAATACCATTGAAAGATGCTAGCTTTGATGAAGTATCATCTGAGGAGTTTCAAGGTAGTTTATTCGATGATGAATGTGAGGGTTATTGTGGAGTCTAAGACCTACAGACCTTTACCAGATAGTTTAACTATTATGCCTAGCAAAATAGAAGGTCTAGGTTTGTTTGCACTTAAAAAAATACATAAAGATATTTCATTAGGAAAAACACATATTTTTAACAAAGGAAGAGAAAATGAACCTATTAGAACGCCATTGGGTGGATTTATAAATCATAGTGATACACCTAACTGTCGTTTGTTAGAAATAGATAATATAAATTACTTAATTGCTAACAGAGACATAGAACCATTAGAGGAAATAACTTTAAAGTACAAAATGTACAAAGTTAAAACTTAACTTTTCTTTTAGAGGCTTTTTTAGCCTTATCTCTCATAGATTGAGAAACTTTACTAGGATCAGTATTCCAATCAATGCCAACAGTTCCATAGAGATTAACCCTACTGCTAATTTGTCTATTAGATAGTGCTTTACATTTTTCACATTTTACCTTTGGTTCTTCGTGTATTGAATGGGTAACTTCAAAGATGTGTTCACATTTAGAACACTTGTAGTCGTATCTAGCCATTATTCATCAAGAGCTTTACAGATTTTAAGATAAAGATTTACCATATCATCTGCATCTTCTACAAGATTAATTCCTTTGATACGCATATAATTGAATTGCTTTAACACCATTTCTTTGAACTGTTCGTCATCAATAAGTTCATTAACAGCGTCTTCTCGCTTAGTACCCTCTGGAAAATTAATTTCACTCATTAGTCTAGTATACCTGCTGAAGTGAAATATTGTCTCTTATACTTGTTAAGTATCATTTTGTCATTTTGATTTAATACTTCAGCGTTAAGTTGATCTAATACAGATTCATAAGTAACCTGGTAATCTCCAATTCCTTCATTTCTTACCATTTGGAATTTTGAATCTGTTGTATTGTCTGCAATGTTTGTATTTACTTCTCCTGTGCTTTGTTGTGAAGATAGTGATAATGCAGAAACAATTAGTCTTCCTGCAGCCCTTGCACAGATAAACTTCATATCTTTTGGAATATCCTCTGCTGTTGCTTCGTCATCAGAATAACCTGCAGAATAAACAACTGTAATGTTTTGTAATTTAGCAGAAGACCATTTTTCTCTACCTACTTTACGAAGTCTTCCTAATGAAGCATAGACAACATAATCATTATCATTACCTGATACGAGTGCATTGCCATCTTCAGTAACTGAAGATACAGAGATAACAGGAGAACGACTTAAAAATAAATCTTCTGTTTTGTCTCCATCAAATATTTCAGTAATTGAAGCAGAGTATTTTGGGTTATACCCAATGTAATTAGCGATAGAATCTTCTACAGTAGGAATGAATAGGTTAGTAACTGCAGATTCGTCTGTTGATCCTAAGTCAATACCTAGCACTTTCTCTACATCAGAAACAGTACAAAGTGCCATTTAGGACCTACTTATCTTCTGATGGTTTTACAGCTTTAGTTTCTACTTTTTTCTTTGATGATTTTTTAGGTTCTGCTTTTTTCTTAGCAGGAGCTTTTTTACCCCAACCTTGTTCTTTTAACCATTCTGTAGGATATTCTTTTCCTGCTTTAGCAATTAAAGAAGCACCTGATCTTGGTAAATCAGCAGGGACACCTTCCCAAATAGAACCATCTTTCATCTTGTAGACATTCTTTTCAACTTTTGTAAATTCTGACATTATTTTCCTTCTTAAAAATTTGTTAAGTTTGATAAGGGGTGTTACCACCCCTTATCGAACGATTGATTATTAGCTATTGAAAGCTGTAATCTTATGGAAAGCAGCTTGCCTGTAAACAGGGAAACCGACTCTCATAGTTGCTCTGATAGCTAATTGATTCTTAATAAAGTAATCTGAGTGGCTATCTGAGACAGCTAAATCAATACCTTGTCTCATAACAACATGAGCAGCTTCTCCACCACCGAATTTACCAACGAGAACTGTGTTCTCAGTGATAGCAGTAGTAGGAACTACTTTTAATCCCCAAATGGAAGCAACAGGTGCGTTACCCATAGCACCAGATGCTATGAATAGAGGAACATTAGCTGCATATCCTGCAGAGTCTGTACCTGCGAATCCTGTTAAGTCTGTTACAACTTGATTCCAGTTATTTGGGTGCATGACAATTGCGTCAGGCTCTGTGAAAGCGTTAACACGAATGTTGGTAATTGCTCCATATAGAGCTCCAAGTCTTCCTAAGTTACCTGCGTAAGCTGAGAAGTCTGTGGAACCTACAGAACTTTTACCTGCATCTAAGATACCTTCTAAGTTAGGAGCAGTACCATCTCCAACGAGGAGTTGGCTGTCCAAACGAAGTCGGATCATTGTTTGTAATCTTGAGTTGACATATCCTTGGATACCTGCAACATCGGACAACAATTCATCAGTAACTGGTAAATAAACACCAATTTTTCTGATAGCTTCGGTTTGCTCTGTGAAAGCAAGTTCGCCTTCAGCAACAGCAGCACCCTCAGCTTTTTCAACAGCTACGCTGTCTGAGAATGTTGTCTCTTCGAGATATGAAAATGCGTTTTGAGTAGATTCGATTTGATCGAATAAACTAATAACAGCATTAGGATCTCTTAAGGCAGTTTCAAGTATGCCTGGTTCTCTTAAAACCTCTGGTGGATAACCTGTGGTTGTAAGAGATGCTTTGTATTCCATTGGGCTAAAGTTAGCTTTGGAATCAATGCCTTTTACACCATTGCTCTTGTAATTATTGTAAGCATCTGAATTAACAAATTGCTCTCCAAGAGTTTTAGGTGCAGCTTTTTCCGATGGATAAGCTTGCTCTTGTGGTTGAGAATCTACTTCCATAGCTTTCTCATTTTTTGTTTGAGCTGATTTAAGATTTACTTGTTCTACAAGTCCAGCAAGTTCTTCATTTCTTTTGGAAATTTCCTCTTTTTGTTCAGAGGTGTACTTGCCATCTTCTGCAGATTCAAAAAGTTCTTTTAATTCAACTCTTTTAGCAGCAAGCTTTTCTCGGAGGTCTTTTATATCTGACACGATAATCTCCTATATAGCTTAAATTTCTTCTTCTAGTTCTTGTTCGGCTATTAACGATTCTGTAATGTTAACTTGGGCTTCGAGAATTACTTCGTCTATACCTTCATCAACTTCTTCCTCAGTTACTTCTTCCTCAGAAACTTCTTCAGTAGCTTCTTCTACAACTTCTGCTTCTGCTTCTTCAATTTCAACATCTTCAGATATTTCTTCAGGTGCTTCAACTTCTGTAGCCTCAGCTTCAGCAATAGCTTCAACTTCTTCTTCTACTTCTGGGACAGTACCAACTTGAGAAATGACTTCATCAATCTCTTCCCAAGCATCATTAAGGTCTTCTTGAATCGCCCTTAAAGCCTGTGTAGCCTTTTCTGACAATTTCCTACCATCTTTCTCTCGTAACAATCCAATAGCTTTGGACCTAACGATTAAGTCTTCTAATGCAGCAAGCACATCTTTGACTTCATCAGAGAAACGCTTTCCTGACACGCTGGAATCGTCTTCTGAAACTTCTAAATCTTTTTTATCATCTTCCATCTCTTTTGCACATTTGCCACCATCTCCATAAGAGCAGTGCATTTCTTTTGCGTCTTTTTTGCAACCGCAGTTGCAAGATGATTCTTCAGTATTCTCTACTTCAACATCAGCTTCTTTACCTGCTGACATTTTTTCATAATCTTCGTGAGTTTTACATGGCATATAGTAAGTAGTGCCATTTCTATCGACAGAGTGAATACCATCACAACCTAGTTCTTTTGCACGAGCCATAGCTTCATCTTCTGTTGTGAAGTGGTCGTCCATAAAAGCAACAGGTTCTTTTTCTTCTTTTTTCTCGTAAACTGTATCTTCGCCTGATTTGATTGCAAGGGTATAGGTTTCTTGATTTGCACCAACAAGGACAGGAGATACTTCGTAAACAGTTAAATCTTTAAGAAAGCGAACATCAGATTCAGAATCGTCTTTTTGAAATTTACCAACTTCTGAATCATTGACTCTAAAACCAAAAGACCATTGTTGAAGATCGCCCATTGATTTAACTAAGTTATATGCTTCTTTTCCTGCTTCTGTGTCCATAAAAAATGAACCTTTAAACACAGCAGAATCTTCGCCTTCTACGATAACACCTTTACCAATTGGTTGATCCCACTTATGTGCGAATACCATTGGAACTTGATTATCTTTAAAACCTGATTTGACAGCACCAGGAACTACAACATCGCCATCGCTGTCGAGATTATTATATACTGAGAAGACAGCTTCAACACTACCTTTCTCTTCTCCATCTTCTTTGATGGAGAGGTCGAAACTTTTAATTTCTTTATCCATTAACCTATACCTCTTAATCTATATTAATACTGTAGATACTACAGTATCAAATTTAACTTTCTGTACTATTTATTTTAACAGACTGATCTACGAGTTGTTCTGCCTTTTTTTTACGCTCGTCAATTTTCTTCTTTTGTTCATTGACAATTTTTTTCATAGCAGATACACCAGACTTAGTAACACCACCCCACTTCATAACTGCAATAGTTCCATTGAGTCGGTTGTTACCTTGGTGTCGATTCATAAATCGTTCTCTTCTTTTTACCCACGAAAGTACTGAGGCACTTCGGTCTCCTGCTTTGTATTTAGTCCAATTTCTAAAAGCATCATTTCCTGTAAAAGAAGTAGGAGGGTTTCCACCTGTACCTGCTCTTCTCCATATCTCAGGATAATTTTCTTTTAGATTTTTAACATAAGCGTAATCAGGGAACTGTCTGAACTTAGAGTTCGACATACTTATCTTTTGATTATCGCCACTGCCTGGAAAATTTGTAACATCATTAGGAGCTTTATCTCCTTTTCTGAAATCTTTTATAACAGTAAGTTTAGAAATTGGCATAGTAACATTTCTATCTGTTTTCTTGTGAGAACCATCTTCCATGATTGCCCAAACATTCATTGTTGCATTTTCTTTAGAAACAGAAACTACAATTCCATGGACTGTTGAGGGAGGATCAGGATCTTTATTTATTGACCAACTAACAGCTTGTCCTACTTTTACTGATTCTGCTTTTATATTCTCAGGTTCTATTTCAAAAGCCTGTTCAAATAATGTTTCAGCTTCTTCGTAAGATACTTTTAATTCGTCAATAAGTTCAATACCTTTAGAACTTTTTGGATGTCCTGCAGGTAGTAAGTCTTGGTCAAATGGTTTTCTTGGGAAAGAACCTTTAAGTCCTTTTATAAAAGCGTTCACTCTAGCTATTCCCCACTGGGTTGCACTTGTAACATTACCTCTCACTGAGGCAGGGTTAGTACGATAAGCACCGACACCTCTTCTAAATACTGCAGCTAACATTCCATAAGTAGCTCTGTATTTAGGATTAGAAGCATTGTGTTTTGCTACTTTGTCTTTTAAAGTTTTTTTGACTTTTTCTGATATTGCAGGTGCTTTTTCATTATCAAGATAAGTTGGTGTCATAACAATGTTGCCTTCTCTTGTAACTTCAGCTTCTGTACTCGTTGTATCTAATACAGCTTTAATTGTGATGGCTTCGTCATATCCATCAGCCATGAGCAGTTCATTTTCTTCCTCTCTAGGATTTGGTTCTTCGCCCATTTCATCTTCAGGCTCATCTTTAGGTTCTTCCATTACTAATGGCTTGTTATAATTTTCAGGTAATGTAGGTTCGAGGTTGAGTGGTCGTAAAAACACATCATGTTCATCTCCAAATTCAAGACCAACAGCTTTTCTAGCCTCAGCTACTGTTATCCAACCACCTGTAACACCTGTTTGCATTCTTTTAAATATTTCGCCTTTATCTACATCCAAAGCTCTAACTTCATTAAGGTCATACTTACATAATATTTTTGGATCTGCAGTAAAGTCTGATTGCAATAACTGATGAGTAATTTCATTAGCTACTGTTTGCCATAGAGGAATAAGTTTTTGTTCAGTAAAGAACTCTCTCAATTCTCTCGTATTGTTGTATGTCGCCGATTCCAGTCCAGCTCCGAGTCCAGCGAGAATTGCTGGGACACCTAAAACTGCAGAAACTCTTTCCTCAGGCAATCTCCTTAGTTGGTTAAGGTTTAATTGTTCTGGAGACCAAGATACTACTTTTACATCCATTGCACCTGTAAGTATCATTGGTGCTCCTCTATTAGAACCACCAAATTTTTGTTTGTATATTTGAGCAATCGCTTCAGCCTCATCTTGGCTAGGTCCACCCATTGCGTCATCTTTAGGAGAAAGAATAACACCAGGTACTGCCATGTTGTGTAACAAAGCAGCTGCGTACTGACCTGCAGCCTCGTCTCCTAAAATTTCTCTTAATACAGCTTTAAGTGGTGCAAATCCTTTTCTGTGATTATTAGGATCAACACCTTGTCGAATATGAACAATGTCATTTGCAGGGATTACAACAAATTCATTTTGGTTGAGTGAGTTAGAGTCTTTAACATAATATTCGTAGTGAGTAATTAATTGTTTTTCGTTACCTCTTGGTTTTATGTAGTGAGGCATAAGAGGAACAAGTTCAATAACTCTGCCTGCTTTATTTTTGTTCTTCAATAAATAAGCATCGCCTTCAGCATTTAGTGCTGTAACAATGTAGTGTGCTAATAAAGAACCTGAAGTGTAAGGATTAGGTCTGTTAATTAAAGTAGTTACAGGGTGGCTATCAACCATTTCATAATCTGAATCCCCTATCTCTCTATAAACTTTTAGTCTTGGTTCAGCGAATGAAGTAGAGAGTACATTCAAACAAGCGACTACAGCAGAGTTGCCTGTTCCATCTCCAATCTCTTTAATGAGTTTGTCAGGCATAAAACCTGATTGTGTATTGTATCCATAGATACTTGAATCAACCGAAGAGGTTGATCCTAAAAAACTTTTTTGTTGTGTTCTTTGTGGTGGAGCCTGAAGATATTCTACTGCTCGTCTGTAAAAACTTTTATTTTCTGCCATCTAGTACGCTTTCCAATTCACTCTCTTAGTTAAGTTTAATACACCATAAGCTAGCGTATCAACAATATCGTCATGTGCTCCTAAGGGAAAAGTCAATAATTCTCTTTCAGCTTCGTGTACCCAATCAACCATTGGGTCATCAGGAAAGAATACTTGTCCACCTTCCATTTTAGCAGACAAAGGTATGGCACGACTGCGTTTGTCTTTGTCAGCTTTTAACTCTCGGACTTGGATTCCTTCTCTTCTGGCAAACTGAATAATCGATAACTGAAATCCTGCTCTTTCAATTCCTATCCAATCAAGATTATTTTTTTTATAGAACTGTTTCATTGCAGGAATTATGTCTGGAGCTTCCATTCTTTTTCTTAACATATCAACGACAAACAATTTATCTTCTACAGGATCTTGTGCAAATGCTGTAAATACTGTGTAGTCGGCAGTTTGTTTGGTAGAAGTTGCTAAGTCAACAGTTGCAAACTTAGGCATATTATCAAATTCATACAAGAAACCATCTATTTTGGCACCACGAACAGCAGGTTGATAGTATTTAAACCAATCTGATTTGAAAAGCTGAGTTCCTTCATTTACAAATTCTGCTTCATACTCCTGTGCAAATGTCAGAGAACCAATTTCCTGCTTTGCCATTTCTAATTCTTCAGGATCAATTGC